TGTGTATAAGAGACAGTGTCGGTAGCGCAAATCCGGGCACGGGCGCGCAAGCAAAAGCGCAACACGGGGTTAGGGCTGGTGGTGATCGACTACCTGCAACTGATGCGCGGGGCGGGGAACAATCGCAATGAGGAACTTGGGGATATCACGCGTGGCTTGAAGCTGATGGCGCGCGAATTGGGTGTTCCTGTTATCTGCCTGTCGCAGCTTTCGCGCAAGGTCGAGGAACGTTCAGACAAGCGTCCGATGCTCTCTGACCTGCGGGAATCCGGGGCTATCGAACAGGACGCTGATGTGGTCCTGATGGTGTATCGGGACGATTACTACAACGACCAGAGCGAATGGCAGGGCGTTGCGGAAATCCTGATCCGCAAAAACCGGATGGGGGCCATCGGTGATGTGCCCCTGATCTTCAAGCCGAAGTTTTCCAGATTCGACGAGGCGGACATGGCCTCAATCGCGGCGATGCGGCGCGAACAACCCAAGCGGAGGAAATTCTGATGGGCGATATCGAGACACGTTTCGACAAGTTCAAGGAAAAGACGCAGGCCATCCGGCCAGGCAATGAATTCATGAAGGACTTCGCCCTTTGGGAAACCCGGCTGCGGGACGAGGGAGACGATATCGAAGCAATCAAACAGGACATTCGTGACTCGTGGGCTGACCCGGAAGGGCGTGCGTATTGGGAATGGCGAGTGAAGCAGGAAGCCGTTTTCCTGCGTGATTTGCAGCGCATGGCTGCGGAGGTATTGGCCCGCATGAAAAAACCGCACCACGGCCCGGAAAACGGACAAGAACCGGATTCTTTCAAGGAGGCAGCATGACGCAAAAGCAGATGTTGTTGAAATACCTGAAAACGCACAAGCGCATCACCGTGTGGACGGCAATGTATGACCTCCGGATTGCGCGGCTATCGGAAAGGTGCCGGGAACTGGAAGCCAGTGGCGTGAAGCTCCGGCGGCAATGGCTGAGTAAGGACGGCAAGCGGTGCATGAGCTACGCGTTGGCGTGAAACCCACCCGCTGCCCTACCTGCGGCGCTGTACCCAAGCTATCCGACCCGCAACGGGATCGTTACTTCGCCCTCCTGCAATCCTATTGCCGGCATCCGAAGATGATGGAGCAGGGGGTCAAGGTGGCGGGATTACACGACTACCTCAAGGAACTCTACCTGGGGGTGCATGAAGTCAAACGTCCCGATGGCCGGACGAAGCTGGTTGCCAATAGCGTCAGCAGAAAAGCCGGCCCGGACAAGGTGACGATGAGCGAATACATGGATCGTGTCGAGGCATGGGCGGCGGAGATGGGGATATGGGAAACGGAATGAACTACGGCTGCCATAACGCGGAGCGGAAACCGGGCTATTTCGTCAAGGTGCGCAAGTATCACCCGAACGGCATGTTTCAGATCGTGGACGAACACATAGAGGACACGATGAGCGTTGATTGCCGATACGACTACAAGACAACGGACGAACTGTGCAGTGGGTGCAAGAAATGACAAACGAACAGCTTACGGATTTGTACAACGAGGCGAACGGGCTTGATCCGAAGGAGCATAACCCGATTACCACGGAGCGGATTTTCGCGGCAATGCGGGCGGCTATCGCCGCTGAACGTGAAGAGTGCGCGAAGGTGTGCGAAAAATTTACGAACAGCAAAAGCGGGCATCCATTCCCGGAAGGCTGGGACGCTGCCTGCGCAAAAAATGCGTCGGACATTCGCATGCGCTCTAACGCCGGAATTCACCGCGCGGCCGAAGGCCGTCCGGTGGAATGACTTGTTATGCGGACTTTGGAGAAAGGATAGGCGATGGGGCCACGGATTGTTTCTAGATTTTCCTGCGGCGCGGCCTCGGCGGTGGCGACAAAGCTGGTGCTCGCCGAGTTCGGAGAGACGCGAGAGATTGCGGTGATAAACGCCTTCATTGAGCAGGAGCACCCCGACAACCGGCGATTCCTCGCGGACTGCGAGCAGTGGTTCGGAGTGCCGATTACCGTGCTGCGCAATGCGAAGTACAACGCCTCGACGGTGGAGGTTTTCCGGCGCCGGATGTACATGGCCGGCCGCAACGGAGCGCCCTGCACCAAGTTTTTGAAACGCGAACTGATGGACGCATGGGGCCAGCCGGACGACGTGTGGGTGTTGGGCTACACCGCCGAAGAAGAGAAGCGACTTGATGCCTTTCTCGACGCCAACGGAAGTCGGCGGGTTTTGACGCCGCTGATTGACCGCGGCCTCGGCAAAGCCGACTGCCTCGCAATGGTGGAGCGGGCCGGGATTGAACTGCCGGCGATGTACCGACTTGGCTACCAGAACGCGAACTGCATTGGCTGTGTGAAGGGTGGCGAGGGCTACTGGAACAAGATTCGGCGTGACTTCCCGACGCAGTTTGAAGAACTGGCGCAAGTGCAGGAATTGATTGGCCCGAGCGCATATCTGTTCCGCGACCGCAAGACCGGCGAGCGGTATTCACTCCGCGACCTGCCGCCGGGCAATGGGCGTTACCAAGACGAGCCCGACATTGAATGTGGGGTGATGTGCGAAATGGCGGAGCGCGAACTTGCTGCCGCATAACGCCAGAGTGGAGGGGCGCGACGCTTGCGGAGCGTCCCTCTCGCACGACGGGTTGGGGGTCGCCGTACCGCCAGCGCCGACTTTTGAACAAGGAGAAACAGCATGAGCAAAGCTACAGACGATGTGCTGGCAGAACGCCAGCGGCAGATGGATGCCGAGGGATGGACGGACGAGCATGACGACGCGCACGGCGTTGGAGAGCTTTCGGCGGCTGGCATGTGCTACGCCGGGCACGCCTGCCTGACGCTACGCGGGAAAGGTGGCGACACGGTTCCATCGCCGTGGCCGTGGGCGGATGAGTGGTGGAAACCGAAAAACCCGCGCCGCGATCTGGTGCGCGCGGCGGCGCTGCTGATTGCCGAGATTGAGCGGCTGGACAGGGAAGCACTCAAGACCCCCAACGAACGTAGCTCACCGGCCGCGCAGCGGTCCGGTGCAGCGTAGGGTTAGCCCTACGGCATAGACAAGGAGAGAAAGAATGCTGCAACCAACAACGAAACTTAGGTGGCTCCAGGTGCATATGGTGGATACCAAGCACCACCCGACGGCAATTCAAGTCGGAGACACGATGTATGCGAAAGTTTTGCAGCAGTGGTGGGAGTCAAGAACGATCAAGGGATATTTCAACGATAGCGCCTCGCTTTATGTATCCGACGAAGGCGAGTGGCGAGATATTCCGGTGGAACATGAGTAGGGCTAACGCTGGCGTAACCGGCGCGTAGCTTGCGGAGCGTCCGCGTTGACGCAAATGTTAGGCCGCTTGTAGCTCAGTGGATTAGAGCAACGAGTTTCTACCTCGACGGTCGGTGGTTCGATTCCCTCCAAGCGGGCCAAAGGATTGAAATGGCGAGTAAGCGAAACGTGCGCAGGAAGGCTTGCAAAGGTAAGGTTCGATATGGATCGGCATCGGAGGCAAACGCAGCAGCCTACTCTCGAAGGCTCAAGACTTCGGAATGGATTATCGGGTACGGCTGCAAGTTCTGTGGCGGGTTCCACATCGGACACCCTCCGGCCAACGTGCGGCAAGCGATCAGGGCCAAGCATGCGGCCTAACGCTAAGGTAAGGGGCGCTGCGCCCCGCGGAACAAAACAGGAGTGATGGCAATGGAAGCGACCACAAACCAAAGCTGCGCTGATAGCGCAGCGTCCCGCGCCGAAGGCGCGAACTTGACCGCCGTGTTAGCGGGCAAGCCTGAACCAGAGCAATTCGTGATTGAGCAGGCAAACATTGCAATGCGAACCCTGGTGGACTACGAGAGCCAATACAAGATGCAGGCACGTGACATACAGCGGCGCATCCTTGCCCTGGCGGATTTCATTCAGGAACGGCTAGGTGAATTTGCCCGCTAACTAGTGTTATACGACATGCGCCAGCGCAAATGCCCCATCCAACACGAAAGGCAACCATGAGTAATAGCGGCAAGCGCCACATGCAGCGGGTAGCGGAATACGCCAGAGATAACGGCTGCGCAGTCTGTGGGGAACCGTTCGCGGAAGTGCATCACATGCTGGAGGATAGAACGCCTGGGCGCAGGGCCGATGACTGGCTGACCATGGGATTGTGCTTGGAGTGCCACCAGGGAACGCACGGCATCCACGGCACGCGGGAACGCTGGAAACTGCGCGATATGTCCGAGAGCAAGGCGCTGGCTAAGACACTGGATGGGGTGTATGGCAAAGCCTAGCCCGACTGCACTCTCAATAGACATGCTGTGGGAGGACGGCTGCCAGCTCGTCCAAAATGTCGAAACATGGAACCCATGGGCCAAAAGGCGCAATGACTTGTTTGAGTGTTGGGACATCCTCGCCATCAAGGACGGGGAAACGATAGCTGTGCAGACAACCAGCCGCAGCAACATATCAAGCCGGGCAAAGAAGATTGCCGAGGCCGAATCAACGCCGCACCTGCGTAAGGCCGGGTGGAAGCTGTTGATACATGGCTGGGACAAGGGGCCGGAAGGTTATCGGGTACGTGTGGAGGATGTGTCGTGAAAACATGCCATCGTGATCCGACCTTCGACGCGGTGGCCCGCAAGGAATCCCGGCAATGCGATGGCTGCGAACACCTGCTCTACCTGTGGAACATCCCGCAGTGCGTGAAAGAGAAGTGGAAAGACCCTAAGAAGATGAAGCGGTGCGAACTCTGGAGATTCCATGGACAGACTCTACGACCTGCGGCAACTCGTTGACCAGACAGCCGACCGCCTGTTAGCGAATTGGGGCAGATGGCGAAGGATTCCGGAAGGGCCGGAAGGCTACCGGGCATCTCCCGTATTTGTCTCTGGCGGGATATCCGGAGAAGAAGCCTTCGACCATATGTGCGAGGATGCGGATATTCGATCAGCCGAGATATCTGACGCCATCATTACCGAGATGGAATTGACCTACCGGATCGTCCTGCAACACGTCTATGAGGCCGCGGTATGGTCGATGAGGCGGATGGCGATGGAAGACCAGCTATTGCAGGCGGCCGGGATATTTTTGGCCGAGGCAAGGAAGAGGGGGTTAGCGTGATTTCAGAATTGAACGCGGGGGTTATTCGACAGGAGTTTCTTGGCTGTGTATCTATTCTTGCGGAACTTGGGCACCCAGATGTATATCCGATGGCATGTATGGCGTCTGTTTAACTATGCAGATGATGGAGGGTGAAATGAGTGGGAAAATTGAAGTTAGATTGCGGGTTGAAGATTCGCCAGTTTTGGATGGGCCGGAAGCATATTTCGATTGGGTGGAGCGCGAATTAATAAAGTCAGGTGTGCCATTTGCTGGCGGGGAACCGGAGAACGGCGTTTTGTTCCGCCAAGACGACCCGGAAGACTTCGGTAGCACCATTTGGGTGTATGTCTCTAATAACTGCAATGACCAGAAAAACAGTTGACAACCTAGCCAAGTATGCGAAAATAGCAGTGGGGATATTGCGCCCTAAAGAAACGTAAGCCGCCGCGAGCGGCTTTTTTTACGTCCACGAACCGCCTCCGGGCGGTTTTTTAATTTGCGGAACAACCCGCGAACAATCCGAAAGGAACTCGCATATGTCAGTACCCGGCAACCAGAATGCGTACAAGCATAAGCCTTGGGCTGATGCCTTACGACGGGCATTGGCACGCTACGAAGGCGGCAAAGAGAACGCGCTAAATCTTATTGCAGATCAAACGGTTAAGTTGGCCGTATCTGGCGAGCAATGGGCCATCAAGGAAATAGGCGAAAGACAGGACGGTAAAGCCGCTCAATCCGTCACCGTCAGTGGTGATGAAGATAACCCGCTGGTGCATGTCGGTCGTGTCGAACTGGTGGCCTTGGGTGGAAACGGTCAGGGTTGAGCTACCGGAAAAGCTGATTCCTGTATTCGATGGCGATGCGGATGTAAGAGGCAGTTATGGCGGACGCGGATCAGCCAAGACGCGCACTTTCGCCAAGATGACTGCCATTCGTGCCTATATGTGGGATATGGCCGGGCGGACCGGCATCATCCTGTGTGGCCGGCAGTTCATGAACTCGTTGGATGATTCCTCGCTAGAGGAGGTGAAGGAAGCCATCCGGTCAGAATCGTGGCTGGAACCGCATTTTGAAATAGGCGACAAATACATCAAGACGAAATCCGGGCGGATCAGCTACAAATTTGCCGGACTTGATCGCAACATCTCAAGTATCAAATCCAAGTCACGCATCCTTCTGTGTTGGGTGGACGAAGCCGAGCCGGTTACGGACGAAGCTTGGCAAGTCTTGATCCCTACTCTGCGCGAAGAAGATTCTGAACTATGGGTGACGTGGAACCCGGAACGTAAGGGATCGGCTACAGATAACCGCTTCCGGCAGGCCAGCGATCCACGCATCAAGGTCGTCCAAATGAACTGGCGGGATAACCCGAGGTTCCCGGCCAAACTTGAACGAGACCGTCAGCGCGACATGCAGGAACGCCCTGAATCGTATGAGCACGTATGGGAAGGTGCATACCGTGAAACGATGATAGGCGCGTATTACGCCAAAGCCATTACTCAGGCCAAGGCCGAGAACAGAATCGGACGTGTCGCGGCGGACCCGCTGATGACCATCCGCCTGTTTTGGGATATCGGCGGCACGGGGAAAAGGGCGGATGCCTGCTCCATCTGGGCAGCGCAGTTCATCGGGCGTGAGATTCGCGTCCTCGACTATTACGAGGCTGTTGGACAACCTCTGGCTACGCATCTCAACTGGCTGCGTTCCAAAGGCTACACACCGGATAAGGCGCAGATATGGCTTCCGCATGATGGCGTAACTCAGGACAAGGTGTATCCAGTCTCTTATGAGTCATCTCTGAATGCAGCCGGGTACTCTGTCGAAGTAATAAAAAACCAAGGAACCGGCGCGGCAATGCAACGTATCGAGGCAGGACGCAGGCTGTTCCCGTCCATGTGGTTCAACCAGGACACCACACAGCCCGGCATAGACGCCTTGGGCTGGTATCACGAAAAGCGCGACGAAGCGCGAAACATCGGGCTAGGCCCTGAGCACGATTGGGCGAGTCATGGGGCCGATGCGTTCGGCCTAATGTGCGTCGCTTACGAAACACCGGCCAGCAAGCCGTTGCAACCCATCAACTACAGGCGGACATACATCGCATGAAAATGGATGACGAACAGCTATTGAACCTCCTCAACAAGCGTGAGGATGAAGCTGCCGCCTATGTCTATGGGCAGCTAGGTAGTGAGCGGGAAATCTGCCTGCGCGAGTATTACCGCCAGCCCTACGGGAACGAAGAAGAGGGCTGGTCGGATATCGTCACGTCCGACGTACAGGACACGGTGGAATGGATTCAGCCAAGTCTGCTCAAGGTCTTTACCAGCACGGAGCGGGCGGTGTCGTTCGACCCGCAGACCGAAGCGGACGTGGACGCGGCTGAACAGGCCACGGACGCCTGTAACTACGTTTTCTACAAACAGAATAACGGTTTCCTCGTCCTGTACACCGCCTTCAAGGATGCCTTGACGGTGAAGAACTGCGCCGTCCATTGGCGCAAGGAAGAGAAGGAAGTCGTCAGCAGCCAGCCATTCCGGGGAGCGACGGCGGAAATGCTCGCCCTCATCACCCAGCAGGGCGCGGAGATCACCGAAGCCCGTTCGGAAATGGTGGCGGATGAATACGGCAATACCTCGGAAGTCTATGCCGGGCGTGTCCGTGTCACAGAGCGTAAAAAGACCATCAAGGTCGAAGCCTTCAGCCCGGACAATCTGCTGGTGATGAAGGATTGGACGAGTCCGCTCTTGCAGGACTGTCCCTATGTCTGTCGGGTCATGCCGGTCACAGCCTCAGACCTCAAGGAAATGGGCTATGACGTTGACCCTTCAGACCTGTCGGGATCGGACGGGGCGGACTTTGGCACCAATCTAACGGACATCACGAACCCCGACGCGGTATATGCCAAGCAGGCCATTACTGACGATGATGAGAGCCAAAGCGAAGGCTATCTCAGGCTGGAATACGTGCTGGTGGATGCGGATGGGGATGGCATTGCCGAGCGCCGGGAAATCGTTCGGCTGAAGAACAAGATTCTCAGCAATGAAATCTGCGCCAGCGTCCCAATCGCTACATCCTCCCCGATCCTGAATCCCCATCGGTGGGACGGTATGAGCATGGCCGAAGCGGTATCCGACCTGCAACGGTTGCATACAGAACTATTGCGGCAGACGCTCAACTCGGCCTATCTCGCCAACAATCCGCGCACCAAGGTATTGACGGATGCGAGCTGGTCGCCCTACGCCAACATCGACGACCTGCTCGATTCCAGACCCGGTGGAATCATCCGCGAACGCCAACAAGGGGCGACGCAGGAATACGTTACCCCGTTCGTCGGTGGGCATACCCTCGGCATCATGGAATACGTGGCGACCATGCGGGAGAACCGCACTGGCGTTACCCGCTACAACCAGGGGATTGATGCAAACAGCCTCAACAAGACTGCCACAGGCATTAGCGCGATCATGACGGCCAGTCAGCAGCGGATCGAACTGATCGCCCGCATCTTCGCGGAAACGCTGGTCAAGCCAATCTTCCAGGGCATTCTCAAGCTCCTGACTGATGGCGAAATGGAGCAGTTGTCATTCCGCCTGAATGACAAGTTCGTGCAGTACGACCCGAATACATGGCGTGACTGGTACGACATGACGATCAACGTCGGTCTTGGGACGGGGAACACCGAGGCACAAATGCAGCGCCTGCAGATGATCCTGATGGCGCAGAAAGAGGCCATGCCGATTGGCCTCGCCAGCAAGAAGAACATTTACAACGCCCTCGCCAAGGTGACGGAAGCGGCGGGCTTCAAGAACATTTCTGATTTCTGGACTGACCCGGAAGCGGGTGAAGTTGATCCGTCTGCCCTCATGCAGAAAGTGCAGGAGATGCAGCAGTTCATCCAACAGAATCAAGCCGAGTATCAGACAGCCATGCAGGAAAACGCCTCGTTGAAGCTGCAAGTGCAGAACAAGGCCGGAGAACTCGACCTGAAGGCGCGGGAACTCGCCATGAAAGCCAGTGATGAGGCGATCAAGGCTGAATCCGAAGTCGCTGTCGCCAATATCGAGGCGCAATCCGCGGAGAAGATCGCGGCGATGGAAGCGGGCGTCAATAAGCTCGCCAGCCAACTGGAAACCCTGCAAGCCATCCTGAATGCGGCGATGGCTGCAAGGGAGCCGATCACCATCAACAACGGCGGGGCGAAGCGCAAGACGGTCGCAATCCAAGCGCCGTCAGGGCAGACCTTTACCGGCGTGATCGAGGAACAGGACGACAGCAAAGAAGCCGAGGATATGGCTGGCATGTCGAAACAGTTCTGACGAGTAATAATGACCGTTTCTTACGCATCAAGCACCATAACCGTTACAGGCGGGGCGAGTTCTGGCACGTCGATATCAGGCACCGCTACGACGCTGACGGATACCGGAAAGTCGTGGACGACCAATGCATATGCTGGGCGTCTGGTGGTGTTGTTCTCCGGGACGGGGTTGGGAAGCGGCAAAGCTGCTATTGGGCTGATTTCATCCAACACCGCCACGGTTTTGACGGTGGATGGGTTCTGGTCGATTGATGCCGTCAACAGGACAAAAAGCAGCTACACGCCGGGCGCCAGTGTTGGGTATGTCATTGCGCACACGTTGCAGGACATCAAGGATGCAAACGATTCTGGTGGATGGGGCGTTGTAAGCAAACAGGACACTACACAGTTTGCCTTGTCCGGAGCGACAAAGATTGTCGTTGGGAATGGATCGACTACGACATTCCTTGGAACGATGCTGGAAGACCTGGACTTCTCGGCGTCTGTGACATTGCCGTGCATTACTTTGAAAAGTGCAGGGTATTTCTGTTCGGGAAGCCCGAAGTACGAATCGCGCGGATCAAGCATTCACGATCAGAACACGTTGGATGATTGGCATGATGATAAATCGGTCCTGTATCAGGAAAGCGGCAGTTACGCATTTTTGTTCAGTGGCACGCGGCTTTTATGCAATGGCCCGCATCAATCACTTTCTGCGTTGTCCGGATCGTATTGCTCCATTCTTGGCGGGACCGGCAACAAGGTAATTTCAACGCGCTGTGCGCAGATTCGGATCAAGACATCTGCATTGTATTGTGACGGGCTGGCGCATATGGACGGGATAGATGGCTCGGTGTCGAGATCGTCTTTCACGATGGCGGCGGCGGTTCCGTCTTTGTCGAACATGCTTTCTAGGGGCATGTACCTTGGCCTGTCTGGATCGACAACGGTAAGCCCGAGCGCCTATACCCTCGGTGGGTTTGTCTCGCTGGATAACACATACGACTCCATTTTTTGGGGATCGCATACGTTCAACCTTGTGAATCCGAACTGGTCGGCGTCGCTGCTGGCGCAAAACCACGCGGCGGCCCTTGGCGCGTTCAATGTGAAATACACCTACGATCTGGCGTTGAAAGCGTCCGGCGCTGCATTATCCGGTGCGCGCCTGTGGGTTAAGGATGTGTTTGGGACAGAGGTAGTCAACGCTCTTTCGGACGGAACCGGGGCGGTTGCGCAACAACAAATACAAACGACCAAGTACGAAAAAACGGTTGCGTTGGGCACGGCATACTCGACGACCAACTATGGCCCATTCACTTTCCGCGTAAGGAAGTACGGCTACAAATATCAAGAAGACGAATCGCAGGTGTCGGCTGCGGTCACGACGGAAAAATCCGTTCTGACCAATGTGTTTGTGGTCGCCAATGAAGCAACGGCATCCGCCTATACCGGCGTGGCCATCAGTGGGGGCGGAAAGACGATCACGTTGTCAGGATCGCGGACCTTGCAGGAAATTTACGACTACTCACAAGCATGGGGGTCCGGGTCGTCAAATATCCAGTATGAGGAATCGCTGGCGACGGTCGATGGGAGCAATTTAACGCTCTATGCAGGCTGGATGCTGAGTACATCAGGGGCGTATCTGAGTTTTGGTGGAAAGCGGCTGTCGGGTGGGACGCTCAAACTGACGTCGACGGGAACCTATACACCAAAAGTCGGCGTAATCACGATTGAGTTCAACGCGGCCGGAACCTACATCCTGTCTGGAATCGACGCGACAGGCAACATCACCCTGACGAACACTTCCGGCGGGGCAGTGACGGTTGAATTGCCAAGCGGCGTTAGCTACACCAACAGCGGGCCAAGCATTACGGTCAACACGCCCTCTTTGTATCAGTCAGTGACGATTACAGGATTGACGGCTGGATCGCGAGTGCAGATTTACGACACTACCAGCAGTACGCAATTGGCAAACAGCACCTATGCGACTCCGGGCGCAAACGTGGTGTGGTCATCGACCACCGCTCTTACCTGGACTGACCCTGTAGCAGCGGCGTCCAATCGGGCGATACGTGTGCGCATCGCCTATGTCAATGGCACAAGCGCAAAAGACTTCATCGAAGCCAATATCGGCACATGCGGAACATCGAGCGTCAATGCGGCGGTGTCTTATCTCGCCAGCCAGCAGGACGACACGACGTACAACAGCAATGCCGTTGATGGTTCGGCGGTGGCGGGCGTGATCTTTACCGACTCGACCGTCGACAAAATGAATATCAACATCAGCGCCGGGACAGTATCTCTTGCGAGCCTTTACGCGGCGTGGTGTTACTACGCCTCGACGGAAACTGGGATCACCACGGACATCGACTACATCGCCGGTATAGACCCGGCGAATTATGTTTATTCAAACCTCAAGTGGAAAAACACCACAAGCCCGAGCGTGCCGCTCAAGATCACGGGAGGTTATGCGTGGGATGCGGTATCGCTCGACCCAACCGACCTGATCGACACGACGGGCGGAACGATCTTCCTCGCGCCGCCGCATGTGGTGTCCAAGGTAGTGACAGTGACGGGATCGAACGTAATTACCGGGGATGTAGCGGACGTGCTGGCGGCGATTCCGAGCGCGAACGCGAACGCCTCGGCGGTTTGGGCGCATAACCTGCCATGACCGCAGGAGAAAGACTCCGGGCATTAGCTGGGGCTGGCGGGACTGCTGCGACGCTGCTGCTGCTGATTGGATCAGGGGCGACGACAGGGGATGCGTTAGCGAATTACTCCGGACTGTCCTCTGGAACAGCGGCGGAACATCTGCTTACGGATGCGCAGGTCACGGCGGGCTACAGCCAGGAAATCGAACTGCATCTTGGCGACATCAAACCGCGCCCGAGGCCGCCATCGGTAGAGCTTGACGAACTGGCCGAACACCTGTCCGAGCTAGACGCAAAGCGGGATGTTTTGACATCTGAACGCAAGCAGGTCACGCGGCAGAAGAAGAACGCAAAGATACGCTCAGAGGCGTTCTACGAGCTACAGACATACGAACACCTGCTGGCGCTTGAGATAACGCAACTGGAAGCCTCTAGAAGCGAGCTAGAGGCCAGATTACAGGCATTGCGGGCGATTTCCGACAGGTTGGCGTGGCAGGAACAAATCGCCATAGAGCAGGCGAACGAACAGGCCATGATGATGGAAATGGACATGGCGTTTGTGATGACGATGATGATGGAGGCGTGATGACCGAACAGCAGGAAGTGACGCGGGCCAAAGAGGCTCTGATGATCCTTGACAGCCCGGTATATCGACAGGCGATGGAACAGATGAAGGGACAGATCATCCAGCAATGGAAAGACTGTCCGATCAGGGATCAGGAAGGGCAATTGCTGCTGCTGCAACTCGCCAAGCTGGCGGAGAAGTTCGAAAGCGTGCTGCACGGTTATATCGAAACCGGAAAACTTGCGCAGCATCGCATCGACATCAACGCAGAACGCAACGAATCGACGGCCCGGCGCTGGTTGCGTAGGGCCGCATAGTTTTCCCTTTCCCCGCAAAAGGATCATGGCATCGCCGTGAGGCGACCCTTCGCGCTGGCGGGACACAGCGCGGAACCGACCGAAAGGAAAGAACAATGGACGGACAAGTCGAACAGACACCCGATACCGGCGTACTTGGATTGGCTGAATTCCTGACCGAACCCCCGGAAACGGACTCGGACGAACCGCAGGAAGAAGCCGCAGACACGCACTCCGACGAGGAACAAGCGCACGAGTCTGCCGATGCACCCGAGGCTGACGAGGAAGAATCCAACGAGGAAGATTCCGAAGAAACGCCCCAAGAGCAGGAACCTCGGAAATACAAAGTCACCGTCAAGGGCGAAGATGGTGCCGATGTAGAGCAGGAAGTCGAAGAAGCCGAGCTTATCGCCGGGTATCAACGACAGACCGACTACACGCGCAAGACGCAGGAACTGGCCAAGCGCGAAAGCGAAACGGCGCAATTCCTGAAGTCGAAACACGACGAATTCATCGGCGAGCATCTAAAGCAGGCAGAGGTGGCGAAAGCCGTCGTCTACCAGCTTGCCGGGGTCAAGACGCAGCAGGAGATGTACGACCTCGCGCAGAACGATCCCGCCGCCTACGTCGCGGAGAAAGAGCGTCAGGAAATGATCCGGGGATTTATTGGTCAGGTTGACCAGTATGTCGGCCAGATCAATCACCGGCAGCAGGCCGAGCAGCAGCAGCAGACGGAACAGGTCAAACAAGCCGCCTGGGAGGCGCTCTCGAAAGAGAACATCACCCGTGAAGGGCTTGCCAAGGTCTATCAGGATTCCCGGCAGAAGTATGGCGTGCAAGACGCCACGCTGGCGAATCTCTACGACCCCGGCCTCGTTCTGATGATGCGTGACGCGCTTGCCTTCCGCGATCTGAAAAACAAAGTGCCGGAAGTCACGAAGCGGGCCAAGGAGGCTCCGCGCATGCCTGCCGACAAGCCACAACACACGCGATCCGAGCGCCAGAACGCCGACCTGGACAAGAAGTTCAAGTCGGGCCGCGCCAAGCTCGCTGATCTTGCCGCTTATCTGCGGTAACGAAAGGAATAAATCATGGCTGTGCCTACCAACCTCTATCAGAAGGCTTCGCTCAAGGGCAACCGCGAGGACTTGCTGGACAAGATTTACAACACTTCCCCATCCGAAGTGCCGTTGTCGACCGCCTTCGGTCGCGTCACGGCGTACACCGACTTCCACGAGTGGCAGACCGATGCCCTCGGCGCGGCTTCCGCCACCAACACGATGATTGATGGTGACGATGCCACGCTCGACGCGCAAGTGGCGACCAACCGTGTCGGCAACCATCTGCAAATCTTCAACGGCACTGTCGGTGTGTCGCGTCGCGCCAACATCGTCAAGAAAGCCGGTCGCGCATCGGAAATGTCCTACCTCAAGGGCAAGAAGATGCTTGAACTCAAGCGCAACATCGAAGCGATGGTCGTGTCGCCGACGCAGGTTGCGATTGCTGCGACCACTTCGGTAGCCGGGCAGTCGGGTGGCTTGGGGGTGCAGTGCGTTTCCAACCCGCTGCACGGCGGTGCGGGCGCGACTCCGGCATGGACTTCGGGCGCTCCGACCACGGCGATTACCGCAGGCACCAACCGCACCTTTACCAAGGCGCTGCTCGACACGGCCTGCCAGAACATCTACATCACTTCTGGTCAGTTCGCGGAAATGCTGGTTGTCTCGCCGGCCCACAAGACGCTGTTCTCGGGCTTTGCTTCCATCGCGCAGAACCGCATGGACGTGAAATCCGGAAAGAACAGTCAGGGTACTGTCGTGGGCGGTGCGGAGGTCTATCTGTCTGACTTCGGCGGATTGACCGTGGTTCCGCATTACCTGATGGCCGGCAGTGACACGGCGTATGTCCTGAATACGGACTACATCGACCTCGCCTTCCTCGACGGGTTCAAGACTACCGAACTCGCCAAGACGGGCGATAGCGACAAGGTGCTGATTACGGCTGACTGCTGTCTCGCGGTGCGTGCGCCTACGGCTCAGTCGAAGATCACCAACCTTACTCCGTAATATTACCTAGCTAGAGCGCTTATACCTCCGCAGGGGTGGAATGCCCCTGTTCCTATCACTAACGTCGAGAGGACGCCGTGACAGATTTCCACATAGCCGAATCGGCCAACGAATACGGCATCGAGCGGGATATCCGCGTCGAGGATGACAGCGTTATCACGAAGCAGACCTATGACGCCGCGCCGATGATTGAAGCCGCTGCCAGGTTGCGGGCGGAAACAGCGGGCCAGTCGTGGGGCAATGGCAAGTTCGTCGGGATCATCCCCTATGCCGAACTGAACCGCATCAACGAGCAATTCCGTAGCGCGGAAGAGCGCAAACACCAGATTCTTTCATGGCTGCGGGACAACCCCAAGCTGGTAACTTTTGACAGGTTCCTGAAATGACCTATGCGACCCTCAAGACCGATGTAATCGCGCGATCACATCGCGGGGATATTGCATCCGTCGTCGGCACGCTGATTGCCAACGCGGAAGCCTATCTATTCCGCGAACTGCAAGCCGTGGAGCTTGAGGGTGAAGATACGGGAACCACGACGGGCAGCGTTATCCCTTTGCCTGCGGGGTTCATGGCGGTGCAGCGTCTGGTTATCGGGGGCGTGACCCTCGGCTACGAAAACGGCACGCAAACCACCACGAGCGTAACCACCTACCCACTCGCATACACCGTGGAAGAGGGTGCTATCAGGCTGATTGACCCGGTGGCCGATGGCACGGCCTACGCCCTGCATTACTCGGCCAAGCTGGAAGCTTTGAGCGATACCAATACGACCAACTGGCTACTGGATAACGCCAAAGACCTCTACATGGCGGCGGCGATGGCCGAAGTTGGACGGCATACGCGGAATCAGAATCTCGTCGCGGAAAACACCGCGCTGATTCCCGGCCTGATCGAGTCCGTTCGTTCGTTCTCGCAGCGCAAGAAGTTCCCGGTGCGCGGCGGGTTGCAGATCAAGCCGAGGCGCTGATGCAATTCGCTCCCGATCTCGACCCGGCAACTCCTGGCGTTCTCACAGACGTTGTCAACGTCATCCCGACGCAAAAGGGATATGCGGGGTGCTATACCGGGACGAATATCGCCTACTCCGCTTTAGCCTCGGAATGCCGCAATCTCGTCAATACCAAGAAGCTGGACGATACCCGCCGATTCTTCGCTGCCACGCAGACGAAGATATACGAGGGCAACTCCGGAACATGGACGGAAAGACAGGCGGGGACGCCGGACATCGGCGCGGAGAACAGGTGGGCATTTGCTCAATTCGGTGATTACACCCTCGCCTGTGCCAAATCCGTTGTCTTGCAAGCCTCGTCCTCCGGTGCGTTTTCTACCATGACGGCTCCCTCTGCGGGATGTATGGCGGTCGGGCAGGGATTTGTCATGCTTGGAAATACGACAGACGGAACCTATGGGGATTCAGGGGATCGGTGGTGGTGTTCCGCACTGAACGACCACACGAACTGGACGCCATCAGGCACGACCCAATGCACGACCGGGAGACTCGTGGATACCACCGGCCCCATCGTGGCGATGACTGGGTATGGATCGACCTTCGTTGCCTTCAAATCCGAGTCAATCTATGTCGGTTCCTATGTCGGATCGCCTTCCGTTTTCCAATGGTCACTTGTCCCCGGCCAAGTCGGGGTCAGGAATAAAGAAGCCATAGCCCAAGCCGGCCAGCAGTTGTTTTTCCTTGGCAATGACAATTTCTACCTGTTCGACGGTTCCCGGTGCGTGCCGATTGGCAACCCGTTAAGGGAATGGTTCTTCAAGTCCGAAGTTTCTGAAAGCTACAGCTACAAAACGGTAGCGGCTTACGACCGTCCCAACCAATTCGTCTGGTGGTTCTACGTTCCAACAGGACAGACCACTTTGACCCGTGCGCTCGTCTATCACATCACGACGGGCAAATGGGGCAAGGTGCATCTGGCCGTTGAAGCCGCAGCTACCTACCTCTCCGACCCGATCACGATTGACGGTCTGGATACCTTGTCAGCAACGATTGACGGCCTGCCGGACATTGCTTACGACTCCCCCTATTGGTCTGCGGCTTCCCAGGTCATGGCTTACGCGGATACATCGCATCAGGTCAAGGCGTTGTCGGGGAATAGCACGAACTCATCCATCACCACGGGTTCTGTCGGTGATGTCGGAACTTATTCACTGATCTCCCGCGTCAAGCCCCGATTCCTCCTCGCCCCGGCCTCTGCCACCCTGACGCATCAGTATGACAACGACTACGGTGATGACTGGACGACCTCGGGAATCTCGACGCTGGCGAATGGGGCGTTTGATCTGCTCCACTCGGCAAGGTGGCATCGCGGCACGGTGGATTTTGTCGGGCCTTGGGAGATGGTTGATTTCAAGGCCACATTGACACAGGACGGTGAAGAATGAGGCTCGACCACGACCAAAGACTCCCCCATGCCGATGACGTTAGGGCGTTGAAGGTCAGGCTGGCGGAAGTATTCAGGGACTTGGCAACCAAGCTCAACACGGTATTTGCTCAGACGAAGCCCGGTGAATTATTGGGCAACTACGCCGACGATACCGCAGCCGCAGCAGGCGGGGTGAATGTGGGCGAGTTCTACCGGACGGGATCGGCGGTCAAGCAGAGGGTGGCGTGAACCTCGTCATCATCCCTTCCCGCCTCGTGGATCACGCATGGCGGGACGGGGCGCATTTGCTCTCAGAATCCTGCGTTGAGGAATGCACGCCCGATCAACTCAAGATGCTGTTGTCCCGTGAAGAACGGTATCTGGTGCGGATGGACGACGACGGGAAAGCGGTTGGATGGAGTGCCTTTCGCATCAAACCACTCCCGAACATGCGAGTGTTCTTCGTCACGAACCTTTGGGCGAGGGGTGCACATTTTGAACGGTTTTACGACGAACTGAAGGGCATGGCAGAACAACTTGGATGCTCAAGAATTCGCTTTTCCTGTCTTCCCGCGCAATCGCGCATCTTCAAACGCAAGCTGGGCGCCATACACGTGTATGACACGCTAGAGGTGAGATTATGAAATATCACGAATACCACGAATCGCAGGGGCCGCAAAGTTACATCGCACCGGGAGGCAGGCGCATTCTCTGCAAGGGCGACGGTGGCGGGGGTGGCGGAAACTCCACGACCACGCAGGAAATCCCGGCTGAATTGAAGCCGTTGGCGAGTCGCTACACGACCGAGGCCATCAAGAACTTCGACACGCCGTTTCAGGCGTTTTCGGGTCAACGGTATGCCGATCTGAATCCGACCCAATATGCTGGTATTGGCATGGCGGCGAATCGGGCGCTGAACGGTTCCGAGACGATGGATAACGCCGAGGGCAATCTCAATCAGATGATGTCGGGCGGTGAGAATCCCTACCTCGACGCCATGTTTGCCAAAGCCTCCAAAGGGGTGACGAACCAGTACCAGAACGCTGCGATGCGCTCTGGTTCTTTTGGCAATTCTGGTCTAGGAGAGCAGCTTGCGACGGGTCTTGGCGACCTCGCTACGAATATGTACGGGGGCGCTTACGAGAACGATCAGAACCGCAGGATGCAGGCGATTGGCATGGCTCCGACCTTCGGCAATCAGGCGTATACGGATGCCTCCCAACTGCTGAAATCCGGACAGATCATGCAGGATCAGGCGCAGCAGGGATTGGACTTCAACTATCAGCAGTTCCTCGACCAGCAGAACGACCCTTACAAGAAGATGGCGGCTGCTGCCGGGGTGTTTGGTACCAACCTCGGCGGCACTTCCAAGACGGAATCCACCCAATCTAGCGGAGGTGACAAATAATGTTCGATCCCTTCACTTTATCGCTGATCGGTGCAGGCATTGGATCATTTGCCAACAAAGACCCGCTGAAAGGCGCGTTGATGGGCGGGGCGCTAGGTTATGGCGGTGGATTGCTCGCGGCCCCCACGACCGGGGCGACAGGAGCCGGCCTGCTGGCTGAACAAGCCGCTGCGCCTGTTGCCGATGCGGCGATTACCCAAGTAGCCAACCCCGTCGTCGGGGCGAATCCCGGCCTGCTGGAATACGCCGCGCACTATGCCAAACAGGCCAAGCCCTATCTTGACGCTGCGGGGTCTGCTTCCCAAGTCGCCGGGATGTTTGGCAATGAACAACCCCCCGCCCCCATCCAAGCCTCTCCTATCACCATGCCGCAGGGACCGAACATGGCGGCCAACTCCATGATGCAGTCCATCAATCAGGACAAGCAAAGCACTTTCCAAGCCGATGCCGAAAGACGTGCGCGGCGCTGGCAATATCTCAACGGGGGCTGATATGGGACTTCTCGACAACTTCCACGAGTTCATCCAGACGCCCGAGGGGCAAGGGTTGCTCTCTGCCGCGTTCGGTGGCATGGCGACAGCGAACCGGAATCAGCCGATCAACTCGCTGGGTAAGGCGGGGCTGGCCGGGGTGGTGGGATATGGCAACGCCCTGGATCGGCAGGACAAGCGGGCCGAGAACGCCATCCAGAATCAATATCGCACGTTGCAGATGGGGGAACTTCAAAGAAAGCAGAAGCAACAGGCGCAACGGATAATTCTAACATGAGCACATCCCCCAGCAGCCCGCAAACCGCGGAAGTCGTCACCTTTCCCGGCAGCCCCTATCGCCTGCACCAGCCGTTCCCTCCCGCGGGGGATCAGCCGGAGGCCATCCGCCTGCTGGTGGAGGGCCTGGAAGACGGTCTGTCCTATCAGACCCTGCTCGGCGTGACCGGCTCCGGCAAGACGTACACCATGGCCAACGTCATTGCCCGCACCGGCCGGCCGGCCCTTATCCTGGCGCCCAACAAGACCCTGGCGGCCCAGCTCTACGCCGAGTTCCGGGAATTCCTGCCGGAGAACGCGGTGGAGTATTTCGTCTCCTACTACGATTACTACCAGCCAGAAGCCTACGTGCCCTCCCGGGACCTGTTCATCGAGAAGGATTCGTCCATCAACGACCACATCGAGCAGATG